CAGTAACACATAGGCCAACCACATCAGAGGATTGAACCAGTGGATGGTCAGCAGCAGAAATCCGAGGGGCTTCCACCAGTGGTCTCTACGGCGAATATGTGCCTGCTCATGTGCAACCACATGACCCAGATCCTGCTCATCCATTTTATAAGGAAGATAGACCTTTGGCTTAATAATACCCAGAACAAAGGGAGAACCAACATTTTCGCTCTGGTAGATGTTATCTCGGAGAATAACTGCCTCGCTGACTTTGCCTCGTAGACGCCAGTAACTGACTGCGGTATACAGAAGAAGAACAGCGACACCGATTATCCAAATCGTACCCAAAATCGGAATCCAAATCTGAAGCGGGTTTGCGCTGGCCCCCGGTGCAGGAGCGAATGATTCGCCAATTACAGGATTGATCACGCTGTTGATAACAGGAATGCCAGTATGCACTGATGGCGTTTGATCCATCATAATAGTCGGACTGATTGTTTCAGCACTTGGAATAAGACTCAGTGCGCTCTCAAAGGAAAATGGGCATACCAGCCGCACCGCCACAATGCCCCAGAGCAAAACATTTACCCACTTGGGCGCTTTCTTGAATAAGAGCCGGAGTAATAGCACAGCAAGGACAAGCCAACTGGCTGATATACTCATATTAATGATTTTCAAAAAGAGTTCGTTCATTGCGATCCTCCTTTTCTGATGCGGTCAATCATGCGCTGTACCTCATCAAGTTCATCATCGGACATATCCTGGTGCTTTGTAAAGGCGGCGATGAAAGCAGGCAGCGAACCTTCAAATTTTTTCTCGACCAGTTCGTCAATCTCATACGCCTGTGCTTCGTCCTTGGAAACGAGTGAGGTGATAGCACCGCCCTCATTCTTCAGAACGCCTCGCTCACCGAGACGCTTGATAACAGTGTATGTGGTGGTTCTTTTCCAACCCAACTGTTCCTGACACAATTTTACAAGTTCAACAGCAGTTACAGGTTCATGTTCCCACATAATCAAACAAAAACGATACTCGCTTTCGTGAATCTTCGGTGTATCCATAAGAAAACCTCCTGTCTAATGGTGTAGACCTTACGCTTATAGTCTACACCATTAGACAGGAGATGTCAATAGAGTTCATGGAATTGTTACAAAACGGTACGAAAAAAGCCGGAGCAGTTACGCTCCGACCTTGATTTCCGTGCCGTTCTGGAAAACAAATGTGATTTGTCCATCCTTGTGAACAATGGCCTTTTCAATCATAACCGTCCAGATGGTGTCGTTCCAGTCATGCATCACTTCCGGCTGTTTCTTGAGGGTGCGGATGTAAAGTGCCATCTTTTTGTCCTGTTGGCTTCGGGCGGTGCGTAGGCTTTGCAACCGCTCCAGTTCCGCAGCCGCCTTCTCGTACCGTTCGGTGAGGGCCTCGTACTTTTTAAGGTAGGCTTCCTGGGACTGTGCCGTGGATGCGTTTTCCTTGACTGCCGCTTTGACCAGTTCGGCAACCACCTGGGTCTCTTCAAGCTGCCGTTCAATGTCAGCATCCAGTGTTCCGAAATCCATCAGCCGCGCACGCCACGCTTCACATTGCTTTATGATCTGCACCCGATCCTGCATCATCAGATTGTAGGCTTTTATGAAAAGCCGCTGTATGGTTTCGGTGTCCACTACGGGAGTGTGGCAGCGTTCCTCGTTGGCGAATTTGCCGTTACACTGCCAAATGGTACGGCGGTATTGGTCGGTGGAGTGCCAGACCTTTGGACCGAAGAAGGCTCCGCAATCCTCGCAGACCAGTTTGGCAGAAAGGACGCTTTTGCCGCTGTAGGCTTTGCCCAGGGTCTTCCGTCTGGCAAACTCCGCCTGCACCTGCTCCCATTCGTCCGGCTCAATGATGGCGGGATGACTGCCCGTCACATAATACTGCGGCACCTCACCCTCATTAGGCTTCATTTTCTTTTCCAGAAAATCCACCGTGAATTTCTTCTGGAGCAGTGCATCACCCTTGTATTTCTCGTTCTGTAGGATACTGGTAATCGTGGTCTTGCTCCATGTCTGCTTGCCGCCCGGTGACGGGATGCCTAATTCCTCCAGGTACTTGCAAATGCCTGCCTGGGTCTTGCCCTCAAGGAAAAGTCCGTAAATCAGCTTTACGACCCTTGCTTCGCTTTCGACAACCGCAGGCCGTCCGTCCTCGCCCTTTTCATAGCCAAGGAAGCGTTTGTACGGCAGATGCACTTTGCCATCGGAGAAGCTCTTGCGCTGTCCCCAGGTGATGTTTTCGGAAATGCTGCGGCTTTCTTCCTGCGCCAGAGAGGACATGATGGTGATGAGCAATTCGCCCTTGCCGTCAAAGGTGTAGATGCCCTCTTTTTCAAAGTAGCACTCCACGCCGTTCTCTTTCAGCTTTCGGATGGTGACCAGGCTGTCGACCGTATTTCTCGCAAATCGGCTGACCGACTTGGTAACGATGAGATCAATTTTGCCGTCCAGGGCATCGGTGATCATTTCTTTGAAACCCTCACGGCGCTTGGTGTTAGTGCCGGAAATACCCTCGTCCGTATAGACTTTTACGAACTCCCATTCCGGCTTGGACTGTATGAACTTGGTGTAATAATCAACCTGCGCCTCATAACTGGTGAACTGCTCATCGCTGTCGGTGGAAACACGGGCGTATCCGGCGACACGTCTTTTCCGTGCTGCTACCGAAGGCAGGTGCGTCAGTGGGTTTATGGTTGCGGGTATCATTGTAACTTTAGGCATTCTGATTCCTCCTTTCCAGGGCTTTCTGACGGGCGGTTGCTTTCTTCTCATCTGTCCAACTTTCCGTCCTGGAACGGTCTTGTCATCGTTTAACGCATTCTTTGCCGTCGGCATAAAGAAATACCAGTTGATTTCCATTCTCCACTCTTACTCCCGTTATTTCACCGGGAAAGGCATCCATACTGCCAAGAAGTTCTTCCACCACCGAAACGAGAGTGCTTTCCGGAATCTGCTTGGAGGCGCAGGCCGCTTTGCCCCAGGTGTTGAAAGTACCGCAAATCCAAACCGGCCCGGTCTTGGTGATTTTTCTGCGGTAGTGCTTGCCACAGCCGGCGCAGACAAGTTTCCCGGAGAAGGGATAAGAGTTAGGAGTAACGCCGGGGCGGCTGTGCTTTTCTGCCCGCCGCTTTATCTCCTCCTGCACGGCGTTAAATTGCTCCAGGGGGATGATTTCTTCATGGGCATCTGTTATGTGGTATTGCGGAAACTCCCCGTTATTTTGTCGTCGGCACTTTGTAAGGTGGTTTTCCCGGTAGGTCGTTTGGAGTAGCAAATTTCCGGTGTAGGCATAATTGCGGAGAACACGGGAAACACTGCTTTGGCTCCACGGATTTCCAAACCGGGAGGGGACACCCAGGCTGTTGAGCATCTTGGCGATGGCGATCACACCCATACTGTCCAGGTAGCTGCTGAAGATCTGCCGTACCACCGCTGCCTCTTCCGGGTGAATCACCAAAGTGCCGCTATCATAGCGGTAGCCAAGCATCGTTCCGTTCCAGGGTATTCCGTTTCTGAAATTGTGCCGTATCCGCCACTTTTGATTTTCACTGGCGGAGAGGCTTTCCTCCTGCTCGTAAGACGCCAAAATGGTGAGGATCAGTTCTCCATCTGAACTGAGGGAGTGAATATTCTGCTCTTCGAAGTAGACATCCACCCCCAGACCTTTCAGTTCCCGTACTGTTTCCAGTAAGGTGACGGTGTTCCGGGAAAACCGGGATATGCTCTTGGTGATGATCAGATCCACCTTTCCGACCCGGCAATCCGCAAGCAACCGTTGGAACTGGTCTCTTGCGTCCTTGGTGCCGGTTAACGCCTCGTCGGCATACACACCGCAGAAGATCCAACCGGGATGGCTTTGGATCATGCAGTTGTAGTAACTGACCTGGGCGGACAACGAATGGAGCATGGCATCCTTACCGGAGGACACTCTCGCGTATGCCGCCACCCTGGTCAGTTTGGGGATCGGCTGCGTCGGAAGTATGGTTCTTTCTATGACCCGTTTCATAATTTCCCTCCTTTGTATCATTAAGCGGGTAGTGTATGTTCGCTCTTATAGGGGGAAATAGCAAGTCATATCAACGGAATATACTGCACAAAGATAGGCCGTATTTACGGGCCAATATATCGCAGGCTTTACGTAGTCCGATTCCCCAAGTAATGATTTCAGAACCGTGGTGCTGACCTTGTACCGCATCAGCCGGGATAGCAGATCCTCAAGCTGTTTTCTTTCTGGCGTTGGCATAACAGAGGCAGCTGCAGTATTTCCGGTTGCGGTTACCATAGCTGACGAACTCCTTTCCACAGTGCTGACAGGACAAGGCATAAAAGGCCTGCTTGTTCACCTCATCCTGGTGGCTGTTCCAGTAGGCCATGCGGCACTGATCGTTGCAGTACTGTTTCTCTTTTCTGCCCTGGCTCTGAGGAACGGGCTGGCCACAGTGATGGCACAGAACCAATCCCGCCTGAGGAGGATGGCGCTGTAAATGGGATTTGACCGTGTTGGGAGAAAGACCCAACTGCTCGGCGATCCGCTGATACCCCATGCCATGGGATGCCAGGAAGTTGATCTGATTCATGGTTTTATATGTCATTGCTATATCCTTTCTGTGTGCCGGGAGGAGTTGCCCCCTCCCGGCGGCGGTGATCAGTTGTTCTTCATGACCTTGGTGGCCTCGGGACGGGTAAGCTTTCCGTCCAGGAACTCATAGGCTCGGTAGCCGATGCAATCGATGTGGATGTACTTTTCCACCAAGGGACGGATCTGTACAGGAGATCTGTTCACGATCCAGTAGTACCGGAAGTCACCAAAGGCGATGGGCTTGCTGCCGGAATCAGCACCTGGCATGAACTCGGAGATGTATACACGCTTACCTAGGATGGTGTCATTGGCGTGGTGCCAGATATAGTTACCATTTGCATCCTTGATGGTGCGCAGAGCATAGGCGGTCTCATCGTTCATGACCCAGACACCTCTGCGGCGGTACTTGGGTTTTACAGAGAAGAACAGCTTCACTACATCCTCGTAGGTCAGTGCAGCGGTGGTCACACCAATGTCAGCACCGCCGTTCTCTGCAAGAATACCGGTGGGCATATTTTCGCCGGTACCGGTGATGAAGGCCTCGTCCTCCGCTCTGCCGAGATTTTGAGCCAGGCGGGAAACAATATGGTCTTCGATGAGGAAGCTGTTGTCCTGTACGAAAGAGTTCTCCAGAGTGAATGTGGACACCAACTTGTGACGACCCAGGGTGATCTCACCAAAGTCATCCATGCCATCGGTGACAGTGACAGAGCCGCCCTCAGATACCCAGACCGACACATCCTCCGTCTGGGTGGTCTTGATGCTGTCTTCCTGCTCGTATGCCAGGATGGTAGTGGCCAGATTGCGGAACAGACTTTCCTTCTTTACGGCGGCACCGTACTTGTCCTGGCTGGTGGCGGAAAGAGGAGCGGCGCTGACAGAGAGGTCGATACTGGTATTGCCGGGGTTGTGTCTGCCACGCAGTGCATTCCAGAGGAAGGTATCATATTCCTTGCTCTGAATCTGGGGCAGCATTTTGGTATAGGTATTCATAAATAATTCCTCCTTTGTATTACTTCTTGGGTTTCAGGGTGATGCCCATCCGGTGGCAGTAATCTTCCAGACCCTTACAATCCAGCTTGAAGCGCATCCGGTTGTCGGGGGCGGTGGTGATGTGGTACTTCTTGACGATGGTGTGAGGTACATTGTCATAAGCGTACACGGTCAGCGTTTCCTGCTTCTTCAGCTGCTTTTCGAAGTAGTCCTTGGTGATCATGTTCATATCCTCCTTAGTCGATGGTGATGGTGGGATGGGTGCTGATGTGGTGTTTATTGCAGAACGCGGTTAGTTCCTCATGGGTTGTGAATCGATAGGATTCATGGGGACTCACCACAAGGACAGGCTCATAAACCTTGGTGAAGGTGATTGGAGTGCCGTCAGGCTTGTACATGATGATGGAATCGTGCTTGTCGAAATACTCCTGCAGGTAATTCTGAGTGATGGTGTGTGTCATAGTTATTTCCTCCTTACTTGTGGGTGCAGTGGCTGCAGACATACAGTTCATGCTTGGTTTCATTGATGGGTGCGCTGATCGCTCTGAGAGCATTGCCACAGCGGGGGCAGCGAATGGTAATGCCGTTGGTGCTGACACCTGGACGGATGCGGAGTCGGAAGTAATGGGGAACTATTTCCTCCAGCCACATCTTGCTCGTGGCCATGACGGTGTCTCGCTCCAGGGTGGGGAACATGGCCACCTTCTCCGTGCCCTCAGTGTCGCAGTCGATGAGGGGGTAATATCGGATCTCGGTCATGGCTTACACCGCCTGTCCATCCAAATCCAGAAAGCGATCCTTGCAGTAAGCCAGGGCCTCTCCCTTTGTGGCGAACACCACGGTACTGAAACCATGCTGCACTTTCCAGATGTCCCTGTCCTGGTGCTGAGAGATCGCCACAGGCTGCCCCTTCTTGGTCTGGAGCAGCATTTGACATTTGTAATTGCCACGGGAGAAGCTGTCGGTGTCTTTAGCGGACAACCTGGGTTTACCACCGTAGAAAATTCTTCTAATCATGTGTTTTCCTCCTTTGTTTTGTTGATTGGTGATGGTCTCCTTGGAGACCGGTGTGTGACCTCCTTCGCCATTCGCAGAAAAAGGGGCCGGTTTGTATAGTGTCTTTTGGAAAAAATATCTGATTTTTTCTCCGTTGAAAGTTACCTCCTTCGGCATACCCAGAAAATGAGGGCATTTTGATGGGGTGTTTTGAAAAATTAAATCTATTTTTTCTCCGGGGCCTATTCCACCCAATACTTCCGCGATTTTTTACATACGCCCCCGGCACCGTTACCAAGGGAAAAGGTTGTAGAGATTTGACTCCCCCTGGGGGTGCGAAAACGAAAAAAAGCGCCCACCGTTTCCGGCAGACGCAAAAACATAACGATATTAAGTTTTGACATGGAGGAAATCCCTTTTACTCCGGGGTTCGAGTGGGGAAGGGCAGGCTTTTAGCCCTTCCCTACACACGGAGTCCTCCCCCTCGTAAGAGGGAAGAAGATATATCTATATATAAGTCCGTTTTCTTCCGTATCGTTATCACAATAGAAAACAAGAAATCTGGGCAGATTAGCCACTTGAAAACAGCCGCCACCGGAGTTAACATCACACACACTTTGGGGAGGTGATACACTTGCGATCAATCATAAATCTGCTACAGCACTATATGCGAACATACCCATTTGACACCGGCGATCCGGATTGTAAAACTGTCCTAGATCAACTGTACCGGGCCTACCAGGAATCTCACGAATCCGATCCCCCGGATATACGGAACGGCTTCAAAGAATTGGATGCCCTGTTGGAAAGCATATCCCTGGATGACAACAACGCTGTTTTCAACCTATGCTGCCGCCTCTGTACGGCATACAAGTACAAGGCCTTCCTTGACGGCCTTCATTACGGTGCACAGCTGATGATGGAGTTGAATAAAGGCAAGCAGAAGTAATCTAACTAGGATTCCTCTTTTGAGGTATGTAACACTGCTCTGCACAACG